AAAAATTAACTGTAATCTCTTTCTAAAATCATCTCCAAGTAATGTATAGCCTTTTCTATATCCTTCTTTTTACCCTTCTTTTTATGACGACATATGTACTTAATAGCATTGCCTTCAGCATATGGTAAATTATTTTCATTAATAAAATATGCAGGTTCAATTTTCATAGATTTATAATGATCTCCATCTACTTGTTTATTTAATGTATTGTAAGTCATATCTTTAAATATCGTTTTATCTGTCATTAAAATACTAATTTAAATTTACCAGATCGGTTCTTTAACTGGTCTGGTTTTTTTTTGTTTATTACTTTAAATTGTGAATCTTTTAAAGAATATACATTTAACTTCATAGCTTTAACAAATTTATGTGTAGCATAATATGGATCTATTTTTGCAAGATTGCAAACTATTTGAAAGTCTTTGGAGTTACTAGTAAGCCAATTTATTGCGTCTCTTTTATGCATAATTAAATATTTATTATGACCAGTATAAGCAGCATCATGTGTAGCTTGAACAATAACTGTTAAAAACAACTTTTGTTCAGGACTTCGTTCCATCTTTAACTACCTCATAAGTCATTTGATCTTGTCTTATTGGATCTTCTTTCCAATCCAGAGTAGACAAGTTAAGCTCATTAATAGCTTTTAATGCTTGTTCATCTGACTCAGCACTAATAAATACTTCAGTAGTTACTGGGTAATAATATTTCATTCTAAATTTATAAATCATATAGTATTTTTACGTCTACTAGCTTCTAAAGTTCTGAATAAATCTATTATAATTCCTTCTTTATCTCTTTTATTTTCAATTGTGCTTGCTTCAACCTCAGCATCAAATAGTTCCTGAATAGCATTCTCATAAGTTTCGCTTGCATAGTATGCTTGTTCTTTGGCAGATATGCTTTTATCGTTGCTATTACCAGTGATGTGGAGAGCTTTCTTTCTTTTAAGAAGCCTATCCAAATACTTAACTTTAGCATTAGCTTCAGCATTTTGAACATCTGTTTCTGCAAGATACTTCAATGCGTCTTCTAATCGTTTCTCTGTAATCATTTTTTTTCTCCAATTTTTTTTTAAATAATAATCTTATTTGTTTATCTTTACCAAAAGTATCTAAACCCATCAACTCTAATTCTAATTTAAATAATAAATAATACATAATAAAAAAAAGGATAGGGCCTTTCGACCCTACCCACACGTTAACTAACAGAAAGGGAGATGACGTGTTCTGTTTAAAATGGTGCATCTTCTAGATCATCTTTAGTATCCATTTTAGAATCTAAAATATCTCTAACAATCAGATCTAGGTTTTTATGTATTTCTGGTGTTACTTCTTTACCAGAACTTAACCAAGCTGATAATAAATTACTCATAGTAAGTCTATACTTTTCTTTCCATTGAGAAGAATTGTCTGGTACTGATTTAGTACGAGATTGACTTACTGTATTATCAGTAGTTGTTTCACCATCAATTAATTCTATTGAATTAGCTGTTTGATATTGCTTACCAGTTTTACTAGTTCTTATAGGCAAAGCTTCAATTTTTAATCTAGCTCCTTTTTGCCAACGACTAGTTCCAATGGCTTCACCATAAACTGTCATATCTGTTCCATCATCTTTGGTGACGTAAACTGTTACCCCACCATTATCTTTCTCAAATGCTTTTCTAAATGAGCATTCAAATGTTTCTGTTTCCATATGTCTCCTATTTATTTGTTTTACTATATTTCCTAATTTTTGCATTAGTTTTTATACATTATTGTAAACATTCTGTCCAAAGTTTTTTTGCAAAATCCACAGATCCTTCAGAACCTTTCCATCTAAAGTTGTCTAATGTTAAAGGAAACATTCTGACAATATCTTCTTTAGTTTTGGCTATGTTTATAATGTGTTCTATATGTTTCATAGCATGTATAATTTCTGTTAAATTATCACGACCTACCATATCTACACAATATTGATCTTTTGGAGAACAATATAATAACATGGTTTCTTTGCCAAACATATCTCTATACAAGCATTGTTGTCTTACATCAGCTTCTTTTGGATACCATTTAGCATCAACATTACCTGATTTAAGTCTTCTGATATATGCTGTAGCTTTAGTATCTACAATAACATCTTTAAACTCAAAGTCAGTTTTAGCTATTACATCATACTTTAATCCATACTTTTTGCCTGGAATTTGAAGTTCATTTTGCCAAGATACTACTTCACCAAACTGTGGTAGTTCTTTAACAAACTTATTAGCAATAATAGCTGACCATTCATATTCATCATCAATATGTTCTGTTGGTAATAAGTCATCCATCTCATCACGATTATGTTCTAAATATTTTGTTTTAGCAAAATTTGTGATAGAATCTTCATCGGTGATTTGGTTTTGTAGTGCGTGATTAGCTGCATCTTCTGCTGCTAAGCCCATTATCATTCTAGCATTTGGGCTAGATTCAAAATCATATAACTCATTGATAATCCAAAACGCAGGACTATCAATAAACGTATTAGTTTTTGAAGCAGAATGACGATACTCGATTTTCATAGACATCTCCTTATGGTTATTAATATACAAAAATATTTAAGTTCTACTTGTAACATATCTTTAGATATATTAAAAGGTAAAAGAACTATAAAATGCAGTAACGAATATAAGATATATAATTTATCTATAATCTTATGTTGGCTATTGCACCCTACAAAAGTGTATGGGTGTAAAAGCCTTATTGCTCGACATCATCAATGTTCTAAAAACAGAGTATATCGACTCAATAAATTTTACTTTAAAAATAATAATTTTAAATCTTTTGTTGATAAATACTTAAAAGATTATAAAACTAATTATGAGAAAAATTGAAAAACCAGAACTTATTTCTACTATTAGAGATAAGAAAAAAATCTGGTTAAACATTAGAGAATCTCGTCTAATGTATATGTTTCATAGAAATCTTATATCTATTGAAGAATACGAAGCTGGATCTAGATACAGATTAGCATGTGAGCTCATGGGTGGTTCTTCAGGTAATTATCTTAAAGAACGAGTTGATGGTATGAATAGTGATCATATTACATCAGCTCTTGGAGCTGCACTTTCTGTGCAAGAATGTGACCAAGAAATTGGTCCTATGATTGCAGAAACTATGAAATTATTTTGTTGGCATAATTTTGGAATAATTGAAATAGCTCATCATTTAGGTTTGACAGAACGTAAAGCATCTAATAGAGTCCATGAAGGATTATCAAGATTAAGTATTTATTATGGGTACACGAAAGTGCGAAACACTATTAAAGGACAAGGAACTAAAAATAAAAGATAAGAAATATCTTAAATGGGTAGCTTCTAATCCTTGTCTAATATGTCAACAATATGGATGTAATGCACACCATATTACTTATGCTCAATTTCGTGGTATATCCCAAAAAGTAGGTGATCAATTTACCATACCTCTATGTGTAAAGCATCATCATCAATTGCATAATTGTGGTATGTCAGAACGTGATTTTTGGGCTAAAATTGATATAGATCCTTTACCAATATGTCAGATATTCTATGATCATCATCAAAATATGTGGAAAAATAAGAATTTTTTTTATGATGACTCTAAACTATGGATAGATGTTTATAATAAACTTGTACCTAAGATACAAAACAACATTGAATTTTTACTGCAACCCAATTAATAGATATAGTTATCCTCGCTAGAGGTATGTTCTTATGACAAAAATATATAAATTTCCGAAGGTAAAACAACCATATTCAGATAAATTTCTTACTGGTGTTAAACCAGAAATTATTGGTGATTTTTTAAAAGAACAAAATCCACATTTATCTATTAAAGCTGCAGATGCTATGGCTCTTGCTATAATTTATAGCACTTATCTTCAATTAGTTTTTGATGAAGAAAACATAAATCAAGATATAGAAGAATATAAAGATTATATTTGGGCAGCTCATGACAAAAAAACGTTACACTAAAAAAAAGAAATCTATAAAAGATAAAGACTCTAACGATATACCTTATATTAAATATAGAGTTGAATGGGTAGATTGTGTATCTGATAGTGCTTGGGCATCTGAAAAAGAATTTAAAAATATGAAACTGGCTAATCCAGTTAATGAAGGATGGATCTTCTCTAAAGATCGTACATCAATTAAAATGTTTGCATCATATGATAAAGAAGATGATGGTACATTAACTTTTGGTGATCGTACTATGATACCTAAATCTTGGGTAATTAAAATTACAGAAATTTAGCCACCCATCTAGTCTCCCAGATGGGTGTATCCATATGTGAGATAACTTGTTTTTAATAGGATCCACATACTCACTCTACAGAATTTTTTAACTGGCTTTGTTTATAAAGTGTTACTCACTTACCAGGAATAATTTAATAGGGTTTCCTGGATCCTCAATAAGGCTTAGTTCCTAACCAGTAAAACTTTAAATACCTTTTGTAGTATACATATCATTAACTTGATCTTGTTCTTTCTGAGCTTCACTCTTTAATGGATCTGTATATATTTCTTCAATAGAATTACCACCAATTTCAATGATACGTTGTTTAGTTGCAGATATTTCTGCTTTCAAATGATCTTTAAAATGTTCAGCAGCTTTAACTAATCTTGGGAAATTAGTTGGATATATACCATAAATGGTAAGATCATTAATCGCTGTTGCTACTCTTTGTAGACCTCTTTGACGTTTTTCTAGTCTCAGTATCTCGCTGTCTGCTTGAATCATTTTCCATCTCCTTTATCTTTTGTTTTAGTTTATCAATTTCTAATTGCTTAGAAGCTAACATCATTTTTAATTGTACTGAATTATCCATTATTATCCTTTAATTGTTCTCTTAAATTATTTAATCTTGTTTTATATTCTTTACACCAAGATTGCATAATCAAAGAATGTTTATCATCAAAATAAGTAGATTCAATAGCATTGTCTAAAATTGTAAGACATTCTAAACAATCATCTAATTCATTCTGAATTTTTTCTTTATTAAACTTTTTAGCTTTATTAGTACTTATTACATGTTGTATAATTTCATCTTGTATCGTCATCTATTCTCCTATTTAATGGATCTTTTACATATTCATCTATTTTATTTTTAATTGTTGAATATCTTAATTCACATAATTGAAGTTCTTCGTTTAAACGATCTATTTCTTTACGCAAACTTAAAACATCATTACATTTTTTTTTAAGTTTTTCTCTTAGCTCAGCCACAAGATTATGGCAATCACCAAGTACATCTTTTAACGTTTTATTTATCATGCTGCCTCCTTCAGCTTTATATCAACTTTTTTGATAATAGCAACTGCTCCAGAGATACCATCGCCTGGCAAACACATTCTATTAGTTTTTTTCATCCAAGTATACCAAGCATGAGTTGCACGTCTATTTGGATAATTAGTAGCTTTAAGTTTTGCTTCTTCATCGCAATACATATCAAATGATCTTTTGCTTACTTCAGGATTATAACCTTTGTGTATCTCAATAAGATCACAATCTAACAATGGATAAAGATCTTTAAATGTTGGTTTGTTTTTAAACACATGAATATCCTCATTATCGTTATCTTTCCATACTATTACATTATACATTATAGCTCCTCTATTGTTATTAAATATTTATTATCACCTAAACTAACTTCTATATCTGCCATTCTACTTGGTTCATTTAAAGTTAATCCAGCACCATGCACTTCACCTTGAAGTTTAGTTTCAAGAAAATCTTGTATTGCATGTCTTATATCATATAAATCATCTGCCATTTTTACCTCCTAGTTTAGTTGTTTTTTAATAAATTTAGAAACAAGCTCTACATATCTAAACCACTCAGTAATAAAATTACGTTTTTTACCTTTACGTTCTTTTTCTACTTGTTTAAGTGCTTTATCTGTAGCTTTATCTAATAACTCTACTTGTTCTTCTTGTTTCAGCATATATTATCCTATTGTGAATCCACCTGATTCTTTACAGAACTCAGCAAATTCTTTTACGTTGTTTTCATGAAATGGATAAGAAGTTTCACGATATTGCATATCAAACATCAATGCAGACCATCTATCATAAGCATCTTTATCCAGTTCTTTAAGATCGCCTGGACAAGTTATTTTACCATTCTGTTTATTTACAATTTTATTGTAAAAAATTTCAGCAGCTTCAGTTAATAACTTGTTGTATTTTTCTTTTGGTTTATGATCATTCTCCATAGCTATACGATAAGCTCTTGCATCATCTAAACGATCCAATAACCTATCAGCTATTTGGTTTGCTCTTTCTGCATTTATTGTAGAACAATCATTGTATTGACCTTGTTCATATTGTTTTTGTGTAATAATGTCTTGGCATTGTTCGTAAGTCCAATCCCAAAGTGGTCTCCACCACCATACATTATTTCTAAAGTATTCACCTTTTTCTGATTTATGTTTTCCAGTACTATATAAATCAAATCCCATATTCACTCCTATTGGTTATTGTTTTTAGGGCATAATGCCCAGCAAAAGTGCCGGGCATTTGCCAAATTATTATTTAGACTCAATCATTAATTGACTAGGCATTTCATCTTGGATTTTAGCTTTAGTCAATACATTGTGTATGTACCCTCTAACTGATCCAAGTGATGATCCAGAATATAAAGCATTTTCACAAGATTCACGTTGTGCATCTAGCTCTTTAATAGCTCTACCTTTAGAACTATTATCATATGCTTTTCTAGTTTCTTCTTGAAGAACTTTAGTTATATAACTATCAACATTATTTAATTTAATGTCAGTACCACTATAAGAAGTAAAACTAGGAAAATCTTCCCATCTTCTTATATTCTTCCATTTGGTCATATGTTCTTCTAGCTTCTTAACTGCATCTCTTACTTTTCTATGCTTTTCTTCCTCAATTAATTCTTTTTGAGTTTTAAAAGATTCATATTCTTTTTGCAGTTTTTCAGCTTGTTTTTTTAAAGACTCTATCTTTAACATTGAAACAAACTTTTTATAGTTTTTTTGAGATTCTTTCTCTACATCAATCTCTCTTTCAGATTCTAAAGCAGATCGTTTATCTCTAAATTTATCTGCAATATAATTTCTAAGATACTCTTGCTCATCTTTTCTTATTGGTTTCATATTATCTCCTATTAGTTTGGGCCAGGCTTTCACCTAGCCCTATTAGTTTACGCAGACTTTTTAGTCTTTGTTTTAGATTTAGATATATCTACTAATTGCTCAGCAGTTTCTCTAGCATCTCTGTTTTTATCCAATGCTTCTTTTAAAGCTATGAATGTAGACGAGATACCAGATGTTTGCAAAAACTGTGGCAAACTTTTATATCTTGGATCTGATTGAAATAGTTCAGCATTTTGATAATACAATTCATGTATCCATTTAGCTAAACCCATTTTCTTTGAAACTCTATCTTCCAAAGAAAGTTTTGTCTCTACTGTTTCCATCTTTATCCTCCTTTATTTTGATTTCAATTGGTAACTCAATAGATTCTGGTATATGCTTATCAATAGCTTTATAAGCACCTATGCAAAATCTAATAGGATATGTTGCTGTAGATAAAACAACATCACCTAATTTTTTTAATCGCATCATTATATTCCTCCTTTTTTTTAGTTAGTCGTATATACTTTGCTTTTACTTGACGATATTCATCATCAAATTCTTTCGTTCCAGGAATTGGATCGACATCAGCTGTAAGCCAATTCCAGCTTTTTCTTACTGCTACACCAGCAATACTAAAGGCCAAAAAGCGAGCCAAACTAATAATTCCATTCATTAATCTCCTTTCATTGGTAATATGGTTTCAACTTTTTTTTATTCTATAAAAATTACAGTAAGCATTGTTATCAATCTTATTAAATTTGTTAACTATGTTACTATAAGATGAATCTATACCAGATGCTTGAACTGGTTTAGAAACTTTAGACCACTCATCTAACGTGATCATTGGATCAGCATTTGCTATAACATCAATATCCCATTTTTCGTGTTGGCATATTTCCATAAGCTGATGTGCATATATTCTGTTTTCACATTTCTCAACTTTTTGATATTGTTGAAATGATACTCCAAGAATATTAGCTATAGACTCTTGGTTTTTACCATTCCACACTCTATGTAATAATAGCTGTTTAGCTATCTGTTTTAGTATTTCTAATTGTTTATCGCTTTTACGCATTATTCACTCCATATAGTTTTTTCATGACAAGCAGCTCTCGCTGGTCGGAGCTGTTTGGCACAGTTATTACTCTTATAGATGGCTTACCTTCTCTATATACTTTGACAAGTGTAATCCATCCTGTCTTTGGTTTTATTATTTCTAAGTTAATTGACTTTAACCAATATTGTTTCCACCAAGATATATGCTCACTCTTAATAGATCCAGTAAATGGCTGCCTATACATGAGCTGAACTGCTCTTGTCAGATTTATTGGTCTTTCTTTGAACTTTCCTTTTATTACGACTCGGTACACTCTTTACCTCCTTGCAATCTGTGAATTGTGATAACCATAATAAATGGTTTGCATATTGTTTTGCTGTAAAACCTTTGGGTGTCTTAGTCATCTAATTGATCCTTTCTTTTTATTTTAAGTATTTCTACACTACTATGGTGAAAATCCCAAGAAGTGTAATCATTATCATTAATATCATAATTAACTAAACGTAAGGTATCCTCTTTATTACCTTCTATAGTCCGATAATAAACTTTACTTACTTTTATTTTATATTGATATTGTAAGGGTATTGGCATTCCCATTAGTCCTCCTGTATTATATTTTTAGCATATAACATTACTAATCCTCTAGTTGTGCTAGAGTTTAGTAAATCTGCACCTGCTAATTGATATATGAGTCTATGCTCTCTATCTGTAAATTCCGATAGATCCAAAGAGTCACTTATTTTATACTCTAAGTCCATAGCCTCTCTCTCATTTACTCCTGCTAAATCATATATATTCATATCATTTCCTTTATTTTGCAATGCCTAGCCTACAAAGCGACTAGGCAATGCTATTAGTTATTATTGTTTAATTGAATCGATATATTTTTTAAGAATTTCAATTTCTTTTTTCATATTAAATATATCTTTTTGTTTTACTGGTTGTTCTAACCATTCAGTATGTGGCTTATATTTATCGGGATTAGCCTTAACATAAGCTATACGTTCTTCTAATGATTTAGATTGCGTATATGGTACATATTTAGTTTCTTTAGTCATTATTGTCTCCTTTCTGACAAAGTTTGTTTTTGCTCGCAACAACGAACTTTGAGTATATTTTATTCCTAAGTTTAAGTATTGGATCTGCTGGGCAGAAAAACTCATACTCAGTAAGATAATAATTTATCTCATTATCTATACATTCTTCTACTTTTGATTGTATATTATAGTTCATATAATCT